AAATAAAACTTGAAAATGTGTAGCTTGGCTATAACCACCTTGGCCTCTAGCATACGATGAAATATCTGCTATACTAAATGTCATGATCTTAACTTTCTTACGCTATCTGCCCAAACTTTTTGGCTAGTTGCACCAATAAAGTTTTCTGTTGGTAGAAATAAAGCAATATCCCATGTATCTGGCGATACATATATGAATTTTGATCTAAACTGAGAATATAAATATCTTTTTAAGCATGGTTCATAATATTTCAATTGTGAAACAGAACGAAGTAATCCATAGCTTAATCTTACTTTTGCTTTTTCAGATAGTTTAGGATCTGAGTTAAATGTATATAATGCATCCATTAGTCTTGCACGTAAAGGTAATGGAAGATAGTGAAAATTGATTCCAAGAAATCCATCAGAATACAAATTGACTGGAAAAATTATTGGGTATTGGTCATAATATGGAAGAGTTTCTGCATGCTTAGCTTTATATGCAAACATGTACATATTTCCTGGAAGTATTTTTGTTTGTGCTTGTGATCTTTGATTTAGTAATTGAGTACGATTAACTGAGCTATATGTTTTGGCAATATTTCTATACCAATCAATAGCTTTCTTTTGAGTTCCAGGAATAAGACCTTTAGCCTTACCTTGGTTAAGAATAGTTGTAAAGATATACTTATCAATCTGCGTATTAGCCATTAAAACTTCAATCCTAGATCTTTTTCTGTAACAATACTGAATGCCCAGCCTTTAGATCTACAAAATGCTTCGGCAGCTTCCCACTTTCTTTTATTTATAACATAAGTTTTAACTTCGTTTAGATATACTCTTTCATTCTTACCTCTTTTAGGATGCTGAGTTTGTTTATATGGCTTAATTTCATATACTGCTTCAGCAATGTTTCCAGTAGGCGTTTTAGTTTTAACATAAAAATCAGGAAAGTATCTATGAATTTTATCATCTAATGGAGATCTATAAGGAACACAAAACTCTTCAGATGCCCATTGTAATACACTAGGATGATTGTCAAGATATGACATAAACTTAAGTTCCCAACGAGATCTATAAACTATATTGGTAGGATCTCCAATATACTTTGAGGGATTCTTAGGTTTGAATTTTCCTTTGTATGCCATTTTTTTCTTATAAATATATTGACTATTTTATATTTAGTGGAAAAATATATGGCATCTCCAGAAAAAAAAGTCTCAGATTATCAAAATGGAAAAGCTCCGGTCACGTATTCATTTCCAAGTAATTCTGCAGAACTTAATCATGGATCAACTTTGATTCTTTTTAGAAAATATCAAAGAAGATCAGCTTTAACAAAACCTGAAATAACTGCTAAAGCATCTATTCAGTTGCCTATACCTATTCGTGGCTTTACTGATAACACTGCTTTAAAATTTGATGCTGTAGAATTAGGACCAGTTATTGGTGGATTATTAAACTCGGGAAGTGTTACTGCTGCTAGAGATGGTGCAATATCATTTGCAGGCCGCAGTGTTATATCAAGTCTTGCGGGTATAGGTTCAGAATTTCTTCATGCAGGTACTGCAGAAGCTGGAAGAAGTGCAGTTTCAGACTTATTAGGTGTAGCTGATAACCCAAACTTATCTTTAATATTTAAAGGCGTAGAACTTAGAAAACACAGTTTTACATGGAGACTGATTGCAAAATCACCAGAAGAAAATCAGCAATTATCTCAAATCATTTTTACAATGAAGCAATTAGCGCTTCCTAGTAAAGGCGCGTCTGGTTCAGCCTTTTCGTTAGGATATCCACATTTAGTTGATGTATCGTTTAAGCCAAAAAATTTAATTCCTATGTCACAATTTGGTTCTTTTGTAACCAGCATCAATGTTGATTATTCTGGTGATGGTCATCCTTCATTCTTTGAAGACGGTGCACCTACAATTATAGATCTAACTATGAATATAGAAGAAAGATTCATAATGACTACAGAAGATGTTACAAGTTATGGAAAGCCATTTTAATGCCAGGATATTTTAATAATTTCCCTATTATAACTTACAATAATAATAAAGCCGTGAATATTACAAAGCGTGCTAAAATTATAGAACTATTCAAGACTAATGCTGTTGACTTTTATAATTATACAATTAGAAATAATCAGAAGCCAGATTATATTTCTCGTGCTTATTATAATTCACCTGAATATGATTGGATCATATTCTTATGTAATAATATATTGGATCCATATTATGATTGGACTCTCAATACTACTGAATTTGAAAGTTATCTTGCAAAAAAATATGAATCTGCTCCAGGTCTTAATGATGGAATAACTGTTGCACAATCTACAATAGCATATTATAAGCAAACACCTAAAGACTATTATATAAACAATGCAAATAATGATTATGCTGATGCAAATGCATATGCGCTTAATCCAGCAAAGTATTCAGGATATTCTAAAATTACATTAGATAATGATGTGCTTTTAACTCCTATAGTTGTACCAGTTGGAAATATATCATTGACTACAGGATCGACCGTAGTCAATGCAAATAGTTGTTCATTTGCAAATGTTCCAGTTGGTCAAGGGTTATATATATTTTCTAGCAATACATCTAATTTTATAGCAAATTATAGTAATGAAATTGGTGTAGTTGCAACTAAGACTAGTAATACACAATTAACATTAAACTATCCATCGACAATTACAAATAATAGTTTAACTGTTGCATATGTAACTTGTGGAAATTCTGATTATTATCCTGTAAGTGCATATGAAGATGAAGTTATTAAAAATGAAAATAAGAAGTTTATAAAGCTTCTTGATGATTCATTAGTTTCACAAATTGAAAATCAACTGAGTGTGATATTGAATGTCTAATATTAGTGCATCTTCTGATTCCAATGATTCTACTGGTTATGGTAATTTTGGATCAATTAAAAGCTTAAAAGTTATGCTTAAAAATGTTGATGGCAGTGCAGCCATTGATATATCTTTGCAAACTACTGAAATTGCAATCTACGAAGATATTTTTAGCAAAACTATTTTTGGAACTATGGGAATTAAAGATCCAGTCAATATAATGAATGGATTGGAAAATAAAAGATTTTTTCCTTTGATTGTTGGTGAAGAATTTATTGAAATTGAATGTGAAGTTTATGGATTTCCACTATTCAAAAGACGCTTTGCTGTAAATGCAATTAAAGATATTGCTATTGATGCAAAAATGACTACACGTACGTATATGATTGAATTTTGTTCAGAAGAACATTTATTAGATTCTGTTCAACTTGTACAAAAAAGTTATCAAGACCAAATTAGTAATATGGTTGAAGATGTATTAAAAACTTATCTATATGTTGATAAAGAATTACCAAACGGTAAGAAAAAGAAAAGTTATGATATTCAACCAACAAAGGATAAGCAAAATATTGTTATTCCAAGATTATCTCCTCTTGAAACAATGGACTTTTTTGCAAGAAGATCTATTGCAAAAGATACTTTTCAGTCATCTTCATATCTATTCTTTGAAAATAAAGATGGATTTAATTTTTGTGATATAGAATATCTTATTAAGCGTGGAAAAGACAAATATTATTCTAATACACCAACATATCAATATTTTTATGGTGATCAAAAGATTGTTGAATCTGCAGGATCAGCTGAACCAGCTATTCCAGATGATCAAAGAGCTTTCAAAACTGTTATCAGTATGACTCAAAAGCATAAATTTGATACTATTGAGAAAATCACAGGTGGATATTTTGAAAGTGATGTTATCTTATATGATTTCTTAAATAAAGATTTCTCAAATACAACTTTTCAGTTTATTAATGAATACAAAAAGATCAGCACTCTTGGTGCAGGTGGAAATAGTGCAGTAAAAGACGTTGCAGAATCAGCATACCCTGAAAATAGTATAGATTTTATAAATCAGGTTACATCACAAAATACTAATGGTGGTGGAGTATTAAGTGCTATTGCTGGTATTCTCGGATTACTTGGAAATAAACCAGCACCAAAGCATACTAAAACATTTTTTATGGTTTCTGATTCATCTCAACCAAATACATATTTGGATACGATATATACTAATAGAGCATCTTATATGACAAGATTCTCTCAAAATATGTTTACGGCTGAAACATATGGAGATCCTAATATTACTGCTGGTGATGTTATTACACTAGATCTTGTCGATCCTATAGGCTTAGGTGGATCTGGAGAAAATTATAAAAGAAATCCTGATAGATTTTTATCTGGTTATTTTATGATAACATCAATTCAGCATAAAATAACACCAGATTCATATCTTATGAAATTTGATATGTTTAAGAATGGATTTTCAAATCCAGTTGTTACGACTAAAAATGGAACTAGACCAGAAGGGGCTGCTGGAGCATATATTAATGCTGCTGCTCCAGCAGTAGGACAAAATAAGAAGGTTCAGTAATGATTAGTAATTTTGCCGGAATTGATGGGCATTTTCTTTGGTTTTTTGGAAGAGTTGTAGATAGAAATGATCCTCTTGCTCTTGGTAGAGTAAGAGTTCGTGTATTTGGAATTCATCCAGATGATACTTCTTTAGTACCAAATGAGCATTTACCATGGGCAATGCCTATTCAACCTATTACATCTGCAGGTCAGGCAGGTGTTGGTAGGTCTCCTACAGGTATGATGGAAGGAACTCATGTATTTGGTTTCTTTGCTGATGGTCGTGATTGTCAGATTCCATTTATCTTAGGAACTATTGCTGGCGGCCAAGGGCATTTTCAGTCTGGACAAAATAGTACATCAAATCCAAACAATAATGTTTCTGGAAACGATCAAAATGTTGCAAATCAAAATGATCCTATTGCTAAACTAGAATCAAGCAATTCATCTGCACCGTTTGCTGGTAAGGCAGGTCCTATCGGTCGTCAGCTTATGCGAGATTTTGGTTTAACTGATTATCAAGCAGCAGGTATACTTGGAAACTTTGGTAGAGAGTCAAGACTGATTCCAAATATCAAACAAGCAACACATCAACATCCTCAAATTACATGTGGACCTTGTTTTCCAAAAGGAGCTCTTGCTGGATATGGCTGGGCTCAATGGACAAATCCTGGAAGAATGGATCTGTTTATTGATTTTGTTCAGAAAAATTTCAATGTTGATATTACTAAAGATTCTGCAACAGATGAGCATAACTATGCATATTTTGTACACGAGTTAAATACAATATCTGCATATAAGACAATTATTCCTGCTTTAAAGAAAGCTCAAAATATAGATCAGGCTTCTGAAATATTCATGGACAAATATGAAAGACCTAGCCCATCTTCAAGAGCATCAAATCTACAAAAAAGTAAAAACTTTGCACTTCAAGCATTGCAATCTATTAATGGATCTTCTGTTCCAATGAGATCTACTGCAAAAAACCAAAATAAGGGCGGATCAGGACTTGGCTAATACTATATCATATCCAAATATTCAAAATTATATTAGTAATGCGTTTTATTCATATGCAAACGGTGCTGCATATGTTAGTGGAATAACTGCAAATGATATTCTTAACACTGCTTTAGTAACTCTTATCAATAATACAAATACAGATATAACATCTGCATTTAGTTTAGAGCAATTAAGCCCTGCTATAAGTTATTTAACGACTACTATTTTAGATTCAGATCCATTATTAAGTACAGCTGCAGATATAGTTGCAAATATAGTTGATGGAAACATTGTTTCTACACCAATTTTAGATTTTAGTCAATTAGTAAATATTAATAATAATCAAAATATTACATCATTAGTATATACTCCACTTCCAGATGTAATTACATCAAATTCTTCATCTGATACATATGCAAAATCTACACATGGTTCAACAGTAGATGTATCTCCTTCATTAACTCAGCCTTCAGATATTACATTTAATTATAAAGGCTTTGAACCAACACATAGATTTGCTGGACAATATCCATTTGTTCATACTCATAAAACTGAGTCTGGTCATGTTATGGAGCATGATGATACTCCAGGTGGTGAACGTATATTGCAATACCATATGTCTGGAACATATGATGAAATGCGTCATGATGGAAGTCGAATTGCAAAAACATCAAATGATAACCTTGTTGTTGTTGATGGTGACAACAAACTTTGGGTTGAAGGTTCTGGAGATGTTTATGTAAGAGGAAACATTAAAGTTATATGTCTAAATGATGTTCATATGGAAGTTGCCGGAAGATTTGAGCTTAATGCTACAGAAGAAGTTAGAATTAAAGGCAAATCTATTCAATTAGAAGCATATAATGGTAATACAAACATTTATACTTCAGGAAGTCTTAACTCTTTTACTGGGGTCGATACAAATATATTAACAAAGGGTGGAACTTATATTACTGCGCAAAAAGAATTTGATGTATTGACACAAGGTAAGGCAAATATTCAGGCTTTGCAAGATATTAATATTAAAACTGACGCACTTGCGTATATGACTGCATTAAGTGGAATGAATTTATTAACTAATGGTGTTGCAAACTTTACATCACAAGATGATATGAATATATTAACCAATGGAACTGGATATTTTAGCGGTTCAGGTGATATTAACCTCAATGCAGGCGGTGATTTGAATGAACAAGCAGCAGGAGCAGTAAATATTGATGGATCGTCTGTAAATCTAGATGGTGGTGGAAGTGCTGGTTCTGCATCATCTGCAAGTCCAGCAGGAACAGCAGTAAAGGCACAAATGGCAATAAAATCTGGATTAGATACTGGTTATAGTAGAGATCAAAGTGCTTCTGTAGAGTCTGTAGTAGAAGAATTACTACAGGGATCTTGTGATGATCCAGAACAATTTAGAAAAAATGTTTCTGCTGCTGTTGCAAATGGTAAAATTACACAAGATCAAGCTAATAAGATCTTAGATCCTTCAAATACACCTCAAGCAGCAAGCGCAGCTGATACTACCGCAGCAAATGCAAAAATTAATCCAAGATCTACTTCAGCAGATGATATTGCTGCCTTACCAGATTCTTCTATTGGCCCAGGTTTAAGACTAAGTGAACACTTTACATTAGCTGATTTGACTGTAAAGGCTACTTTCTCGCATGAACTTGTACCAAATCAAGGATTATCAAAGGCAAAACTTGCTTCTAACTTAGCATTGGTTGCAAGAAACTGTTTAGAACCTATTAATGCAAGATGGGGTCCTATTGGAGTCAATTCTGCATTTAGACCAGAGTCAGGAAAGAGTCAACATAATACCGGACATGCTATCGATGTAACTTATGGTCTCAGAAGTCAAGATCCACAAACAGTATATCAGATTGCACAATGGATTAGAGATAATGTTCTATTTGACCAATTAATCTTAGAATATGGTAGAACACAAATCTGGACACACATTTCATATGATGCATCAAAAAGACAACAAAGACGAGATATCAGAACTTGCCCACATCCAAGCGCAAGTGAGTATCCATCAGGTTTAATCGTGTATAACTGGAAACCAGGAGCTGCAGGAAATGGCTAATATTGCAAGATTAGGAGACACATCGAGTCATGGTGGGCATATTATTAGTGCATCTGATAATGCAACTGCTGATAATATTGGAATTGCTCGTACTGGAGACCAACACTCGTGTCCTATAGATGGTCATGGAACCACATCTTTGATTGGAACTGGACGAGCTACTGCAGATGGAAGACAAGTTGTTCGTGTAGGTGATAGAGCCGGATGCGGAGCAGTTATCACATCCGGCTCACCTAATGTAACTAGTGGTTAAAATACTTTTCTAAGCTGTAAATTCACATAAAAATTAGTTGCTGTCGATGTTACAGAAAGATTTCCTGTATTAAGAGCAGTTAAAGGCAAACCGTGTGCGCTATAATCTGCTTGACCGCTATTATTGAATATAGCAAGAGTGTTTGCATCGCCAGAAAGCTTAATATATCCGCTATCTGCACCCCAAAATACACGTGTAATGGTGAATCCTGTAAGAACTTCTGCAGGAGATGATAGTGCTACATTACTTACAGAGTTATTTCCGGCAACTACAAGCGTAGTATTCGATGTAAATGTGATTCCAGCTGTCTGAAATGGAATATTTGATGTAAATTTGTAAGCCATAGATCATCCTCTAGTTAATTTATTATATTTATAAAAGAAAAGCCCCTTACAATTAAGTAAGGGGCCCTCTTAAACGATCATTCTTATCTCTGGTATATTCTATTTATACACTTTGTAAATATTTCATGACATTTTCAGGAGAAGATTCACCATAAGGATCTTCTTCATAATTATGTTGCTTATTTGGTTCAATGAACCACTTCTCAATCTTGCCATTGTTGATCACAGCAGCATAGCGCCAAGACCTCATACCAAAGCCAAGGTTGTCCTTATCAACTAGCATATTCATGCCTTCCGTAAAGTGACCACTGCCATCTGGGATCATCTTTACACGTTCAATATTTTGTGACTTAGCCCATGCATTCATAACAAAAGCATCATTTACTGACACACAATAGATTTCATCAATGCCAAACTTGCCAAAATCAAAATGCATACGCTCATAACCAGGTAGTTGATAAGCAGAGCAAGTGGGTGTGAAAGCTCCAGGCAATGCGAATAGGATAACTCGCTTGCCACCGAAGTAATCAAAGCTGGTCTTGTCTTCCCAACGGTATGGGTTCGGACCATCAATGCTTTCATCACGTACTCGAGTCTTAAATGTAACTGAAGGAACTACTGATGGGGGATTTTGATAAAGCATGTTAACTCCATAAATAAAAATAAAAGGTTAAATTATGTATTCATTTACAAATTTCATTATAGAAAATACAGAAGGTCGTAAAGATCCAAAATCTAAAACGCTTCATGCATTTGATATAGATGAAACTTTATTTGCACACGATCCTTCAAAAGTAAGAATACATGTAAGAGATAAAAAGACTGGACAAAGAGTAAAATCTTTGACAAATCAAGAATATAATGTTCATAAGTTACATCCAGACCATGAATATGATTATAGTGAGTTTAAATCATCTGATGTTTTCAGAAAAAGTGCTCATCCTATTCGTAGTATGATTGCAAAACTTAAGGGTATACATAGACACAATAAGAATGTTGAATTAGTTACTGCAAGATCAGATATGGATGATCCTAAAGCTTTTGGTCAACACTTAAAAAAGTATGGTATTGATATTGGTAATGTACATGTTCGTAGATCAGGTAATCTTAAGATTGGATCAGCAGCTGAGAATAAAGCAGCTATGATATCTAGTCTTATTAAGAAGCATGGTTATAATCGAGTTCATCTTTATGATGATTCAATGGATAACCTTGAACACTTTCAAAAGCTTAAGCAGCAGCATCCAGATGTTAAGTTTCATGCTCACCATGTTCATCATGATCCAGAAACTGGACAAACTAAACTTACAACTTTTGAACCAGTATAGACTATTATACACCAGTTAGGAAGCAATGTCAACAAAAAAAGAGCATGAAGTTAAAGAAAATCTTGAAGTAGATGTATGGTATCCAGATCATCCACCTAGAACTATTTCAGAAACTTTTTCTTTATCACGAAAAAATATGATTGAAGATAATGCTAATGCATGTTGTTATATATGCGGAAGTAAAACTGATTTAGAACTGCACCATTTTATTATTGAATGGGCTTTTGCAGATGCTATTGACTGGGATAAAGTAAAAAAAATCTGCCCCGATTTTAACTGGGCAGATTTTAAGCAAGCATCAGATTTTGTAGATTCAGAATATAATATGCTAGTACTATGTCAAAAACATCATAGACTTAAAAATCATGGAATACACAATTTGCCGTATCCAATTTGGAAGATCCAGCAGCTTGTGCAGTCTGATTTTGTTCTGACTGAAGATTCATCTTCTTCAAAGCAATAATATCTGCTTTCATATCAGCAATAAAGTCTTGCATTACCTCAAGAATTTCATAAGCTTTATCATATTCATTATTCATTGCAAGATCAGCAAGTTGATAAACAACTTCTGTAAAATGTGACTCGATCTTTTCAATTTGTTGCATTACATATGTCCAGATTTAATAATATTATATGTAAGAAAAGACATTCCAACAATAAACCCCCAAAGCATTAAAGAAGCAAATATAGTTACAAAAAAAATCTTTATTCCAGTCCAATTAATTTTAATTTGATACTTAGATTTTTTCATATGTGTAACACTTTCTTTAATAAGCTTAACCATATAGGAAATGTCATGACTATACCCCTAATTTCATTTAGAATGAAAAAAAGTAATACGGTCTTCTTATTTATCTTGAAAAAGGGTATGTGACACCATCTACTGTAATGACCATAGAATCCCAATTACCAAGATTCAAGGCTTGAACTGCAAGACCGCCAGTTCTAAAATAGTGTTGAATCTTTAGCATTTCTTCTTCGAGATGGGTTTCATCCAGTTCACCTGTAGTAGAACCAACATCAAAACCATTAAGCTTAAACGTTACTGTAAAATTAACCATAATACTTCCTTAAATTAAAAAGATTCTTCAGGAGTCATTGTAACCCTATGCAACTTATAAGCTACTGGAGTATAACATTCCCAAGAATTATTTATAAACAGATAGTTATATGTAGATGTACAACCATACTTATTATATTCTTCCATATTCACATAAAGAGTCTGATTTTGATATCCCGGTTTACAATCTCGAGAATAAGCAACAATTACATTAGGCTCTGGATTAGAAATAGAATGACCATAACCAGAAGAAGGCTTCATAATAGGCTTAACTGCTCGAATATCTCCAAGAGACACAAGCTTCAATGCCATATCACGCGTCTTATAAATGATATTCAGAAGAGGAAGCATATCATCGGGGCTTCCATTTTCAGTACAGTTAATGGTTACAACAGTACCATCATCATGTTGAAACCCAATAGTGCAATTACCTTGATACCGCATTAGCAAAAATCTCCATCAAAAAAATAATAACCTTCATCATCTAGATATGTGCGCTTGTCAGGCGGGAATATTCCCCACTGTTTACTACTGGCTGTAGTATGATCAAGACCATCTTGTTTACGATCAACCATATCAAAGAAAGCTTGATGAGAAATAAATCTATTCTCTTCATCAATAATAGCACAATTCAGCAGCCGAGCTTCCCAATCGGCTTTAGTCTTACAGACTGAGCCATTGAATTGGAACTTCCAGCCATGACTGGACTTACCAATGTGCTCTAGTGTAGGATAGTGACCACAATGCGGACACCGCTCTTCGTGAATGAAATAATTGTTACCCATAATCAATCCTCTGTTGTTAATACTATATTAATCTTTTACGGTATTAATGTCAACAGTCTTTTCATAAGAAAAACACAAAGCGGTTGCAATAAAAGATATCATCATACCTAGACTACCAATAAGAGCTATGATAAGATCAAACATCATTGCACCATAGATAGCAAATCCAGCAAACATTCCGCTGATCCAACAAAATGCAAGAATCTTCTCGACTTGCTTATATGGAATCATAGATGATAAAACTACATCATTCTTCATCTTAGTATTTTCCAGATACCAATACAATTTGACAGATGTGTTCAAGACGCTCGATATGTTCAAAGGCCCGCCAAGGACTAGTGTCGATAGATACCACACCATGACCCTTGATACCTACGATATCATATGCTATATTGCCGTGTTCATCTAGTTCTAGATTCTCATGACAATAGTCTGCGAGTTCTTGACTAATAGGTGGAACATCAGGTACATTAGGAGCAACGTGTGTATATCGACTAAGTTCTGGAAAATCCTTGGCCAGATCGCCTAGTTCAATACCTCTATGCATAGCAGCTACGCAATAAGTAGGATGAAAATGCACAACCACTCGAACATCATCTGCATGCTGTCCCATATTCTTCTGTAAACCAAAGTGAAGAGGAATCTCACCACTCGGTGTCAGATTAGAACTAATATCAGTATACTTTTCTTCTTCCCATGAAGATCCACGAATACCAATCTTCTTGAATTGGTCAGGTTGCAATGTTTGCTTACGGACACCGCTTGGAGTAATATAGAAATGATCTCGATCATGATGACGGATACTTACATTACCATCTCGGCTAGTAATCCAGTTCCGACGGTAAGCCTCGATCATAGTATCGCAAATTGTTTCTAGCACTATTCAATCCTACCTAGACGATGCATGATATTAGAAATCTTTCTAATCTCGGCTTCATTATTGATGATACTATTCATGTAGAAACCAAGAGCTCTCTTAATCAGAGTAATATCGGCAGTAGCCAAAGCTGCCCTAGGCCTTTCAGTCTGTGTCATTTAATATCCTCAATCTTATAAGTTGTAGTCGGAACTCGACCATCCATAGTATATGTACTAGAGTCAGAAAGATCAAGCTCTGGAAATTCTGACTTTACACCGCTATAGTTAGCTTGAAATGATGCAGCATTATAATCTTTAGCACTTATAATAAAAGATTCTCCATATTGTGTAAGCTTATACACTTTCATAGGAGTAACTTTATATCTCTTAAACTTGATCTTTTCTTTGAGTTGCTTTTTAGTGTCATTAAAAGAAAGAATCCTATTAAATTCTTCTTCAGGAAGAGTTGCAAGATTTCCCCAAGAAGCCGGATTAGTACGATTGAATTCTTTAAACATTTTCATTCTCTTCAAGTTGAAGGTCTAGATCAAAAAGATTACCAATTTCCATAATGATACGCTTATAGACTTCATCTCTATCATAATTAGTACCATCAAAGCAATGCGCAAATGGAGTCAGCTCAAGCTTGAGTTCATCATCAAAATATACATTTGCTCCTTGTGCATAAGATGGACCACACAATTCACAATCCATCGAGTCATATTGCCATTCAATCCGGATATGCATCTTTACTTTCTCTTGAAAAACAAACAGATCACTAAAATAATTATAATAAATTCAAGAAATATTGTCAATGGATTAAACACGACTGTGCTATAATAATTATTCACCACGGGTTCCACGCAGCAGCATTTACCAGTTTCACTGGTTGTCGGCGCACTAGGAGCCGCTGTTTTATGAACAGAGGAACGATGCTTATTAATCTGCAGAAACTGGTAAACCGTATTCTGTATAGACACAAATTGGTTCTGTTGTACTTCGGTGGTATTAACAGTTACATGCGGAGATGCCTCCACGGGCTTTGAAGCCAAAGGTGGAGGTGATTCCGTATTATACTGTACGATTGTGTCTTCATCCATAACAGTACTTGCAACGTAACTGCTAGTCCCAAGACTAGGTGGATGAGGTACATGAATATAATGTTGTTCCATTGTCTAATCCCAAAGAGCCATGAAGTATTTACCNAATAANTTAGTTCCATTATTGATACGAGCTAGATGCTTATCATATCCCTTGCGGTCAAATACGTGAGTATCATTAGGACCCTTTTGCATTTCTTCATGATTACCATCTTCAGTAGGTACCCACTTGATATCATGCTCACCGCTATGGAATTGATCCTCCCAAGTGCCTGAAGCAATTTCGCCAAAGGCAAAGATCATTTCACCTAGGATCCAATCCCAGCGAGCTTCATGATTTGCATCTGTGTCATATTCGTTTTCCTTTGGTGGAGCAGATGTTGACCGTAGATGTTTAGGCACATCCTTATCATCAGTGAATGGAGACCCATGCTTTGTCTTTTGTAGTTGTTGCAACATAGGAAGAATGATAACAGACAGTGTGTGATCAGTCGACCAAGTATCATAGTTATGAATCTTGACTTTAATCTTTCTTTGTCTCTTATTGTAGATATATTGACAGAAACCGGTCAAAGGCGTTTTTGATAGCCAAGACCCAATATTATGCCTCTTATCATCATTAAGAAAAGGAAGAAGCATATCCACAATCTGATATGGACCAATCCACTTCTTATATCGGCCAATATAAACTTTCATTCATCACCTCTATTCATCATCTTCTCATAAAGCTCTCTAGAGATCACAGGACCACGAGCCTTCTTATACTGCTCTAGTTGGGTTTCTAGTTCAGCGATCTTGTAGCTTTCTACAGCATCACGTAGTTCAAAGTTCTCCTGAAAAAGAGACTCAAGGTCTTGACTGGCTTGCCGTTCAATTTCATAATACCAGCGACCTGAAGGACTAGTTGCTCTCCATAGCTCTCGTGTTCTATTCAGTTTCATTGATACCTCCAAGGGCGGCGAGAATGGCGGCGCTGACATGCGACCCATAACCGTTATTGTTCCAAGCAACTGTTGCCCGTTCTACTGCCTCATCGCTCGTCAAGTGCTCCTTGACAGCAGCGAGGATGGCGTCGGCGGTCCATCCGGCGGGATAGCCCAGTTCGATAACGTCCTTGATCTTCTCTCTAAGCGTCATGTTACCTCCAAAGGCGCGGCGGGCTGTCATGCAATCTTGCAGTGTCAGCAACCTACGACCTCCCCTACCGGTATACAACTCAATTTGGTCAAAAGGACGGGTGTTGGCACCATGTGCCCATTCTTTTCGCGCTTCATCGTCAAGATGATTGTCATCATAGGCGTCAGCGATCTTTACTAAGGGCTCAATCGCCTCCCGCAGCCTCGCATTCTCTGCCTTGAGCGCCTCGACCTCTTGCCCTGCGCGGATCAACGCCTCCGTCAAATCCGTCTCGGTGACGAT